CTAATCCCCGAATAGGAGGTTGTCCAGTTTTTGGGCAGCTTCTTTTTGCATGTTGGGCATTACGTGACTGTATAAGTCCATGGTGATGGTAATTGTGGAGTGGCCTAGGCGCTCTGATACAACTTTGGGGTGTTCGCCTTGTTGGAGTAGTAGGGTGGCGTGGGTATGCCGGAGATCATGAAATCGGATCGGGGGGAGGTTGGCCTTCCGAATAAATTGGCCAAATGCTTTTGAGAGGTAATCAAGATCAAAAGGCGTTCCGTCTGGTCTGCAAAAGATCAGATCATGATCCTGGTATGCAGGGCCCAATGCCATTTTTTGCTCAAGTTGTTTCCGCTTTATCTTCTTGAGCATTTTGACTACCGAGTCTGAAACTGCGATAGATCGTCGGCTTCCGTCTGTTTTAGCGCTGTCCCGGAATACAAATCCGCTGTCTTTGGTTCTGTGCAAGGTGCGTCTTATACTAATAAGTTGATTTTCAAAATCAACATCCGACCATCGAAGCGCGAATATTTCACCTCGACGCATTCCGGTATTAACGGCAAAGAAGATCGGCTCATAGAGTTTTGAATTTTCCGCCGCCTTTAATAAGAGTAAGACTTCATCCCGAGTGAGTACTTGGATTTGTTTCCTTTTTGGTTTAGGCGGTGAAACAGCTCGCACTGGGTTAACTGTGATCACTTGCCATTTCACCGCTTGTTCTAATGCTTTGTGTAATAGCCTGTGGTGATGGTGTACGGTTCGAGCCGACAGTCCGCCTTTTTTATCCGATCTGCCATGATCTAACTTATCCGAGTAATACTTTTGAATGTGCATCGGTTTGAGTCGATCCAGCGTGATCTTGCCGAGAGACGGGATTAAATGGTTTCTAATAATAGACTCGTAACCCTCATAGGTTCGAGGAGCGCAATTTGTTAACGCGTAGTCTTGTAACCACCGCTTGAGGTAATCTTCCAGGGTGATCTTTGACGGCTCAATAAAAACTCCCTGATTAAGTTCATGGATCTTTGTGGCCATCGCGCGCTCGGCTTCTTTTTTGGTATTAAAACCGGAAAACCATTTTTGCTTTCTTTTCCCCGTCTCGGGATCACGGCCAAGATCAATAATGAAACACCATTTAGAACCCCGTTTCCGCACGTGACCCTTCAATATATCACCTCTGTTCCTCATCCATCAGGGCCTCTACATGAGCTAATAAGGGGCGTAACTGATATTCTGGCAACGTTTCCCCGTCTGATCCTAATAATAAGCCTTCTTTTAAAATGGCCCGCAGTTGCGAGACGTTGAGCGCTTTAACTGGTTTAGACTCGCTTAAGATTAAAGATAATTTCTCTTTCTTTTTAGCTCCGTCCAGGACTGCTTTCAGGGCGCTTTCAACGTCCCCGGTTTCTTTTAATTTGGACGTGAAATCATCAGTTAAGTCGTCCATATTGCTAAGGTATTTATAAACGTCAAGCTCCTCTTTGATGTCATCCGGAATCTTTTCGATGTACCCCTTTATAATTAGCCGTTGCGCATCTCCTCCTGTAACTTCGGCCAGCACTCTGGAGATTTCCTCTGAGGGTGCTGGCCGTTTTCCGAGTCGAAGCTTACTTATATAAGTTGGGTGAATTTTGACTCCCCTTTTTCCGCACTCCTCGGCGATGCGTTCCAGCGTCATTCCTGAGTTTTTAATATATTCTTGTAGAAGTTCTGCGTAAGTCATGTAATTTTCACCTCCTTCACTTGAAATAATATCTTTTCTAGACAAAAACGTCAATACAAAAGGATAAAATTGCTTGACCGCGAATGTATGTTTGTATTATAATCCTCGAATCTGACGCGAAAGTCTATAGACAAAAAAGTCTTGACGACTGAAAATCGACTGGGCTATAATAGCTATACCGGCGGAAACGCCGGGAAAAAAGTCCTTGACAAAATAGTCTGGACGGTATATCATGGATTTAAGCAAGACAGACAAGACAGTCTTGGGGAGGAGGCCTCAGATGCAAAACAGAATCCGGGAGATCCGCAAAGCCAAAGGCTTAACACAGCATCAGTTAGCATTTCTGTTTCACGAACCGTTACATCCCACAGTAATCTCAAGATGGGAGCGAGGCGTTTCCTCGCCATCGTCCGAGAACTTGTTCGAGCTAGCGCGAATTCTTGAGGTAAAACCGGATGAGCTTTTCATCGAGACAGACAGTCAGTCATGAAAGGGTGGGGCCCATGGAGCCGATGGTAAATCTGCTGAAGGCGATTGCCGATCTTAATGAGGAGGTAATCCGGTTGGCGGCCCGGTTTGACCAAAGCTCTTCTGAGTCTTTGGTCTACAGCGTGGAACAGGCCGCCGAAGTCTTGGGAGTATCAAGGAGCAAAATGTATGACCTGCTCCACCGGCCAGACTTTCCGGTCGTGGACTTGGGCCATCGGCGAGTGATCCCAAGAAAGCAGTTATCGGCTTGGTTGGATCAACAATGCATGAAAAAAGCCCGGTAAAACCGGGGCCCAGAGAAAAATACAGGTTTGAGACCATGATACCAGAAAGCTCTAAAATTGCAAGGGAGGTTTTAAACTTGAAAATCACTATCGAACTCCCTGATGAGTTGGCAAAAGCGCTTTTAGACATCGCGAAGGTTTTGGCGCAACATATCAAAATCGAAGAAGAGCCGAAAGCCGAAGAGCATCCGAAAGCCGAAGAGCATCCGAAAGTGAAGCTCGAAGAAGTACGCGCCAAACTGGCCGAGTTATCAAGAGCCGGTAAACGCGATGCAGTTAAAGATTTGATCCAGTCTTTCGGTGTTCAGCGCTTGACAGACATACCAAAAGAAAAATTGCCTGCTGTGCTTGAGAAGGCAAAGGAGATCGCCTGATGAAGCATGCCATACTATCCGCCTCTGGCGCTCACCGGTGGCTCAAGTGTACGCCGAGCGCCAGGCTCGAACAGAACATAAAAGATGAAACCAGTCCATATGCACAGGAAGGTACAAGAGCCCACGCACTCGCTGAACATTGGCTCCAATATGAATTAGGCCTACGGCTTGACGCTCCGCAAGGTGAGCCGGAAATGATGAGCTACGTAAAAATCTACGTTGACACTGTACTGGATCGTATAACCCCTGATTCGATGGTCATGCTCGAACGCCGGTTAGACTTTAGCAATTGGGTTCCTCACGGTTTTGGGACTGGTGATGCAGTCATTGTGAATGATCGGCGCTTAGAGATCGTCGATCTAAAGTATGGGAAGGGCGTTCCAGTGTCAGCCGAGAACAATCCGCAACTTCGACTTTATGCATTAGGCGCTGTTTATGAGTTTGGGTTATTGTACGATTTTACAGTCGTGAGGATGACGATTGTACAGCCTCGATTAGATATCATCTCGACGGAAGAATTGACGACCAGTGAACTCTTGGAATGGGGAGACTCAATAGAGCCTTTAGCTCGGGAGGCCTTCGCTGGTAAAGGCGAGCTAAACCCAGGAGATCATTGCCGATTTTGTAAAGTTCGGTCAACGTGTGAAGCTCGGTCAGAAGCGAATCTGAGACAAGCAAGACTTGATTTCCAACAAAATGACTAAAAAGGGAGAATGATCAAAATGGCTCAAATGGTTAAAAGTGCTCAAACGACGAAAGTAGTTACCGGGAAAGTCCGTTTCTCTTATGTGAACGCGTTCCAACCTCGTGCCGCTGTGGAAGGCCAAGATCCGAAATACTCTGTGTGCGTCTTGATTCCGAAAACCGATAAGAGAACGCTGGCCCGCATCAAAGCCGCTATCGAAGCCGCGAAAGAGAAAGGCAAAGAACGTTGGGGTGGGAAAGTGCCGGCGATGCTTAAAACCCCGCTCCGTGACGGAGATGTAGAGCGCCCGGATCAACCGGAATTCGCTGGCTGCTATTTCCTGAACGCCTCCAGCAAATTCAAACCGGGAGTTGTGGACGCCGACTTGAACCCAGTTTTAGACCCTTCGGAATTTTACTCCGGCTGCTATGGACGCGCTTCTCTCAACTTCTATCCTTACAGCGTCTCTGGTAATCGCGGGATCGCAGCAGGTTTGAATAACCTTCAAAAACTGGAAGACGGCGAGCCGCTTGGCGGGCGTGTCAGCGCTCAAAGCGAGTTCGGCAGCTTTGAAGACGATGAAGAAGATGATTTCTTAGGATAAGCGCAACAGGGAGAAGGCCCAACGCCTTCTCCTTCAATCGCAAAAAGGGGTAGATGGACGATGGAACTGAAACTCGGTAAAAAAGTTCAGATTAAGATGGGTTATTATGAAGCCTTGAAGCTGTTTGATGAGCTATGCGCCATTTTGAATTTTTGCGAGGAGCAAGGATTTGAAGGGACGCCTTACGCTGAGGAGTTATATGGGGCTTTGGAAGCAGTCGATGAAGCGAAAAAGGCGGGCTTGATATGATCCTTAGCATCGACGTAGAAACCTATTCCAGTGTAGATTTGAAGACTCACGGCGTTTACCGTTATGTAGAAGCTGACGACTTTGAAATACTTCTTTTTGCTTATTCCTTCGACGACGGCCCGGTACGGGTTGTCGATCTTGCACAAGGGGAGGAGTTGCCTGCCGAAGTACGGCGGGCCCTCACTGATCCCGACATTGTTAAATCTGCTTTTAACGCGAATTTCGAGCGGGTAACGATTGGAAAGCATTTCGGTATAAACACATCACCGGATCAATGGGCTTGTACAATGGTTCATGCAATGTCTTTAGGATTACCGAGAAGCCTGGAAGATGTGGCGAAAGCCTTAAAACTCGAACATCAGAAAGACACAGCCGGCGAACGGCTGATTAAATATTTCAGCGTCCCGTGCAAGCCTACACAAGTTAACGGCGGACGGACGCGGAACCTGCCGGAGCATGACCCGGAGAAATGGCAACGGTTCTTAGAGTACTGCCGCCAGGACGTTGAAGTGGAAAGAGCGATTCGGAAGAAACTCTCACGGTATCCCTTCGGGGAACAGGACTTATGGGCTTTAGATCAACGGATTATAGACCGAGGAATTAACCTGGACTTAGAACTGGTTCATCATGCGATTCAATGCGACGGGCAGTATCGCCGCCGGCTGGAAGATGAAGCCGCAAGGCTGACAGGCTTGGAGAACCCGAACAGCCTGGTACAGCTGAAAAATTGGCTACTTAGCGAAGGAGTCAAGACAGACAGTCTGTCTAAGAATTCGATTCCGAAGTTGCTAAAAGAGGCAAACGGTACAGCCAAGCGGGTTTTAGAGATCAGACAAGAACTGTCTAAAACCAGCGTTAAGAAGTACGAGACGATGAAACGGACGGTCTGCCATGACGGGCGAGTCCGGGGCCTGCTCCAATTTTACGGCGCGAACCGTACCGGGAGATGGGCCGGGCGGTTGGTTCAAGTCCAGAACCTCCCGAGGAGCGATTTAAAAGACTTGGACTTGGCCCGGCAGCTTTTGAAAGCTGGCCTATATGAGGACTTGGAACTTCTTTATGGAAATGTGCCGGACACTTTATCTCAACTGATTCGCACGGCCTTTATTCCGTCTCCTGGCTGCCGATTCCTGGTTGCGGACTTCTCAGCCATCGAGGCCCGAGTCATCGCCTGGCTGGCCGGCGAGAAATGGCGGCTCGATGTCTTCAATACCCACGGGAAGATTTACGAAGCTTCGGCAAGTCAGATGTTCGGTGTCCCCATAGAGCAGATCACGAAGGGTAGCGAACTGCGGCAGAAAGGGAAAGTTGCCGAATTGGCTTTGGGCTACCAAGGCGGTAAAGGGGCGCTGATCCAAATGGGTGCGCTGGATCAAGGCCTGACGGAGGATGAACTTCCCGATCTCGTTTCCTCTTGGCGGGCCGCAAACCCGCGCATCGTCAACTTCTGGTATGACATGGAGCGGGCAGCATTAGAGGCGGTGAGATATAAGAAGGCCGTCCGGCTCCAACACGGACTCGCTTTTATCTATCGGCCAGGTATTTTGTTCCTTCAATTACCGTCCGGCCGACAAATTGCCTATGTAAGACCAAAGATTGAGCTTGATGAGCAGTTTGGTAAAGAGACACTCACATATGAGTCAAACGGCAAGCGAACGAAAACATACGGCGGAAAGTTGGTAGAGAATTGCGTCCAGGCTGTTGCAAGGGATTGTCTGGCAGAGGCTATGCGCCGGCTGGATGACGCAGGTTATCAGATAGCCTTTCACGTCCACGACGAAGTGGTTTGTGACCAAGCACATGGATCAGTGGAAGAGATGGCCCGGATCATGTCTGAGCCTATCCCCTGGGCTCCAGGGCTACCACTGGACGCTGATGCATTCGAGTCGGAATATTACACGAAGGGGTGAACCTTTTGGAAGAGCAAAGCCCTAAAACTCATGAGATCACTATATATGTAGGCGCTGGCCGGGACGCTCGGGAGTGGTCACCGGAAAGCCTGACTTGGAATGAGCTTGTAAAGCGCTTGTCAGACGTAACCCGGACGCATGAAACCTTTAACGACTATCAGAACATGCCAAAGTCGAAAAAGGACGCCATTAAGGACGTTGGGGGTTTTGTTGGTGGTGTACTGAAAGGCGGGCGGCGCCGGGCTGAAAATGTAGCCTGGCGTAGCTTGATCACTTTAGATTTTGACTTTGCCCCCAGGCTGCTCGAACAATCAGAGATTGAGTTTGCAGCGGCTTTATACACAACACACTCTCACGCACCTGATAAACCCCGTTTCCGCCTGGTTGCGCCGCTGAAATACAATATCAGCCCGGATAAATACCCGGCGGTGGCCCGCTGGGTTGCAAAGAGCATCGGCGGACTGGAATGGGTTGATCCAACAACCTTTGAAATTAACCGCCTGATGTTCTGGCCAAGTGCATCGAAGGATGGAGAGTTTATATTCTGGGAAAAACAAGGCCCTTGGATTGATCCGGAAGAGATTTTAGCCCAGTACGACGACTGGACAGACGCCGCACAGTGGCCGAGATCGAGCAGAGAGGATAAAAGCATCAAAAGGCAGGCAAAGAAACAAGGTGATCCATACGAGAAACCGGGGGTAATTGGGGCCTTCTGCCGCACATATGACGTTAAAACAGCCATCGAAGTATTCTTAGAGGATGTTTACGAGCCTTTTGGGGAAGACCGCTACACCTATAAACAGGGTTCAACGGCTGGCGGTGTAGTGGTTTATGACGATGGAAAGTTTGTCTATAGCTTCCACGCCACCGATCCCATCGGCGGAAAGTTGGTCAACTCTTTCGACTTGGTGCGGATTCACCTGTACGGAGACCGAGACGAGGTGGCCGAGCCGGGAACACCTGTTAACCGCTTGCCTTCCTATCAGGCCATGCTGGCTTTAGCCTCCGAGGATGAAGAAGTGAAGCAAACGATCGGCCTTGAGCAGTTAGGTTTGGCTAAAGCTGATTTTAAAGATGATATGGAGTGGCTCTCCAAGCTGGAGCGGTACCCGAAAACAGGCGAGCTACGGATTACTTTTCGTAACTTTGAACTGATCCTCGAAAATGACCCGAATTTAAAAGGCCGGTTTGGTTATGACTTATTTGCAAATCGAGTAGCGGTATTGAAGCCGCTCCCGTGGAGGCAAGATTCCGGCCAGTTTGAGAATGTAGATGACGCAGCACTTCGCGGCTACATTGAAAACACTTACGGTATCCGGCATAAAGAGCGTTTAATGGATGCACTAATGACGGTATCCCGGAAAAACTCTTTCCACCCGGTGCGGGATTACCTGAACAGTCTGGACTGGGACGGCGTCCCCCGGCTGGAAACCGTGTTTATAGACTATGTGGGCGCTGAAGATAACCCACACGTTCGGAAGCTGACGAAAAAAGCACTCGTGGCGGCGGTGAAACGGATATTCGAGCCCGGGGCTAAGTTTGATGAGATGATTACACTTGTCGGGCCGCAAGGGATCGGAAAAAGCCGGATCATTCATCGGTTATCAAAAGGCTGGTTTACCGATTCATTGGATAGCTTGAACGGAAAGGATGCTTACGAATCCATTCAAGGCGTGTGGTTGGTCGAAATGGCCGAGATGTCAGCCATCAAGAGGGCCGCTGATGTGGAAATGGTGAAGAAATTCCTTTCAAAACAATATGACCGCTATCGGCCGCCTTACGCCCGAATGATCGAAGAATACCCGAGGCAGTGTATTTTCATCGGCTCTACAAATACTTTTGAATTCCTTGTCGATAAGACCGGAAACCGGCGGTTTTGGCCCTTCCGCTGTGGTGTGACACCTCAGAGGCCCTGGGAGGAGTTGACCGAAGAAGAAGTAGATCAGATTTGGGCGGAGGCGTTGGTTTACTATCGGGAAGGCTACCCGACCTATCTGAAAAAAGATGAAGACGCGGACACGATCGAATGGGTAACGGGCCGGCAACAGGAACATACAGAGGAGAACTCACTCACCGGCATGATCCAGGAGTTTTTGGATCGGCCACTTCCCGATGATTGGGATGATAGAGATTTATTCAGCCGCAGGGCCTACCTGGAAGGTGTGGAAGCGGCCCCATCATCAGGCCAACCAAGAAATAAGGTTTGTGTTATGGAAGTTTGGGCGGAACTGCTCGGAAACGATCCTGCGAAACTGGATCGGCGTGCTTCAAGAGAGATCGGCGCGATTATCGAGAGCCTTGGGTGGAAACGAAACCCTGCACTCCGGTTTAAAAATTATGGCCGTCAGCGCGCCTTCGTTCGCGGGGTGTCAACAAAAGGTGTCAACAAAGTCTAAGAGTTTGTTGACACCTAGAATTTTCCAATGTTGTCTTTGTTGACACCTATTTCATACTTTGTTGACACCCTCAAACCCTTGATATATCTACTATTATCCCTTCTATGACAACAAAGATAACAAAGATAACAATAAGAAAAAAGTATGAGACAGGAGAGAGGATAGAGAGGATAGAGGGGTAAAAACGGCCTCTCTATCCTCTCTATACCGCCTACTGGTAGGTACTTTTATTCCCCATGTTGACATTGTTGACTTTGTTGACGGGAGGATAGGTGAGCATGAGAGAGAGGCAAATTGAGCAGAGGCTAAAGCGAGAAGTAGAAAAACGCGGAGGTTTAGCCCTTAAATTTGCTCCGCTCGGGTGGGCAGGAGCACCTGACCGCATTGTATTAATGCCCGGCGGGCGGATCGCCTTTATTGAACTGAAAGCACCGGGCGGCAAGGTTCGGCCTTTACAGCAGAAACGTTTAAGCCAGCTTCGAGCTTTGGGCTTCCAAACGGAAGTAATTGCTTCGATTGATCAGATAGAGGCTTTTCTCGAGAGGTGGTTAGCTGATGGAGTTTAAACCTCACGGATACCAAAAACATGCCGTTCGACACCTTATTGAGAAACCGGCGGCGGCCCTCTTTCTCGATATGGGCCTTGGGAAAACCGCCATTACTCTAACGGCTCTTAATACGCTGATGTTTGACTACTTTGAGGTATCAAAGCCGCTCATCGTCGCGCCCAAGCGTGTCGCTGAATCGACTTGGGACAGGGAAGCGGAAAAATGGGATCACCTGAAACACCTGAGATTCTCCAAAATCCTCGGAACGCAGCGGCAGCGCTTGAAGGCTTTAGACGCGGATGCTGATGTCTATGTGATTAACCGTGAGAATGTAGAATGGCTAGTCACTCATTACGGTAGAAAATGGCCTTTTGACATGCTGATCATTGACGAGTTGTCCAGCTTTAAATCATCAGCCTCGCGCCGATTCCGGGCTTTAAAGAAGGTTCGGCCGCTCATTAAGCGAGTTGTGGGGCTGACCGGGACGCCAGCCCCGAACGGCTTGATTGACTTATGGCCCCAGATTTATTTGCTTGACCGGGGCGAGAGGTTGGGCCAGACCATTACAGGCTACCGTACCCGGTATTTCATTCCAGGAAGGCGCAGAGATCACATTGTTTTTGAGTGGATTCCAGTGTCAGAAGAAGCCATTTACAAAAAAATATCGGACATCTGCATCAGCATGAAAGCGGCTGACTGGCTGGAAATGCCGGAGCGGATCGACCGGACGGTTAAGGTTACCCTTCCGGCGAAGGCAAAAGCCGCTTATAAGCAACTTGAGCGGGAGTATTTACTCCCGTTCTCAGATGGAGATATTACCGCAAGTACAGCGGCGGTCTTAACGGGCAAGCTGCTGCAACTGGCAAACGGCGCAGTCTATGACGAGGACAGCAAAGTGAGAGAGATTCACGACGCCAAGCTGGAAGCCCTGGCGGATGTGATCGAAGCAGCAAACGGACGCCCGGTCTTGGTGTTCTATACTTACCGGCACGACTTGGAACGCATTCGCCGCCGTTTTACTGTGAGAACGCTGGATTCACCTAAAGATATTGATGACTGGAACGCTGGCCGGATTCCGATTCTGTTGACCCATCCAGCCAGCGCAGGCCACGGCTTGAACCTCCAGGCAGGAGGAAACATTATCGTCTGGTTCGGTCTGCCTCACAGTTTAGAGCTATATGAGCAAGCAAACGCCCGGTTACACCGACAAGGGCAGAAGAACAAGGTGATTATCCACCATTTGGTAACAGAACAGACGATTGATGAGAACGTAATGAGAGCACTGGCCCGGAAGTCCATGACACAAAACGATCTTATGCGGGCCGTGAAGGCCAGACTGGAGGAGATGAAAAGATGAACTCAAGCGAATACCGGAAACTGGCTCGACGGACGATGAATCAAAGCCTAACAAAGCGCGAACAATTGACTATGCTGGCTCTTGGCCTGGGCGGCGAAGCAGGTGAAGTAGCCGACTTGATTAAAAAGGTCGTATTTCACGGCCATGAAATGGATCGAGATAAGCTGATCAAAGAATCTGGAGATGTTATTTGGTATATGGAGAATTTACTCGACTACTTTGATATTCCGATGAGCGAAGTCTATGAGACGAATATCCAAAAACTCCTCAGCCGATACCCTGATGGGTTTTCTGAGGAAGCGAGTAGGGGGCGCAAGGAATGACTAAAGGGATTTTATCAAAAGCGGGTTTTTACTATGAATCTTACCTTTCCGCTTATAACTACGTGGTTCGAGAAGGCGGCCCCACGGGCCGCTATATCGGCCAAGTAACGAAAATCGGAACTCAGTGGCGGGCCTCGCTCGGCTTCGGGGTTGTGGCTAAAGGCCCATCAAAAGATAAGGCGGTTCTTAAAGCCTTAAAAATCAAGGAGGAGAGAGCGGCCAATGCGTAAGAAAGGCATAACTTATCGCTGCCCGAGGTGCAGAAAATCCATAGGTGTCTGTGTTCCAGTCGTCGTGATCGTCTGCGGCTGCGGCCGAAGAATGGAAAAGGAGTGAAAGCATGACCGAGCAGCAGAAACAAATGATCGTCGAAAATATGAACCTCGTCCCCTTTGTGCTCCATAAGTTTTACCCGAGTTTCCGTCATTCGTCGGAGTATGAGGATATTATGGGTTGCGGTTACCTCGGCCTGACAAGAGCAGCGCTAAAGTATAACGGCAAATTTAAGTTTTCCACTTTTGCGGTCTATCATATCCGGTCAGAAATCAGCGCCTATTTAAAACGCCGCCGAGCCATTAAAAGGCAAGCGGATGTGGTCTCACTGGACGCGCCAGTGGATTTTTTGGAAGAAGAGGGTAACCTTCACGCGGTAATAGGCCATTCAAGTCCAGATATCCTAAACGCTGAAGTCAAATTGATTGTACGAGGGTTGCTTTCCAGCGCAGGCGAGCGCGAAAGGGCTATTCTCAAAATGCACTTTTTCGATGGTTTGACAGCAGAGGAAATTGGAAAACGGTTCAACCTGTCGAGGGCCCGGATTCAACAGATTATCAAAAAAGAACTAAACCGATTGAACCGCCGACTTAGAACCCAGCGGATCAAAAAATCCGATTTAATCGCGTAGGAGGGGTTATATGGTAGGCCAATTATATAACGACCTTTGCGCCGAGATTGACATATTGGAAACGAGAATCAGTGATCTGGAATTTGAATATTGGTATTGGTACAAGGCCTGTTTTGGCGCTCGGATTAATCGGGCGATTCCGCTAGACGTTTGTTTAAACCGCATGAAGGTTATTTGTGACCAAGTGGAAGTATATAGCACGATCTTGGAAGAAAAAGAGAAGGCCCGAAAAGAGATAGAGAAGAGGATGGCCGATATTGAAAGCATTGAGGGCAAAGTGGCTTATATGCGAGATGTGAAGGGGATGACTTTGGCGGAGATCGCCGCCGATCTCAATTTTAGTTATAGCTGGATCAAGAAGCTGAGCATGCGGACATCAAAAGGAACCAGGAAGGAACTGACGGGTTGAGATAATGAGATATAATGATAGTAGTAAGCGTATGTAATCAGGCCGAGGGGTTATGCTAGACCCGGAGGTGAAAAGTCCGGTCTCGGTATATAGTTGCCGCCTTCGGTCTGAATTTCTGTTTTGAATCAGGGAAGGGATAAACCAAGTGAAAGTGCGGTAAACGATCCCCTTTCTGGTTGCAAATTCCCATCTTCCGCCCTTCCCTGATTCAAGCCAGGAAAAACTAAAAAGGGAGCGTGAACTCCCTCCATCGTCCCCCGCCTGGCTTGCACACTGGGCAGAGTAGGAACCATTCCCACTCTGCCCAGTGTGTTTTTATTGGAGGTGATACGAATGGCCCGGAGAGGGCAGAAGATAGACGATAAGTTAAGAGAAGAAATCCGGGCTTATTTTGCATCCTGCGGCAACAAGAAAGAGACGGCCCGGAAATTTGGTGTGTCTGACTCTACTGTTAGGAAGGTTGTCAGTGAGTCTGACGAATTCGCGGAGCTACGTGCCCAAAAAAAGCGTGAACACATTGAAAAAGCATGGGCTATCATAAATACCTATATGGATAGGGTTTTAGACCCCGAAGTCGTAGAGCGGACGAACGCCAGGGACTCCGCCATAGTGATGGGGACGTTGTGGGACAAGATCAACAAAGAGAAAGAGTTGGGACTTAAACAGGAAGAATTAACTTTGAGGCGCTTAGAGCTTGAGAGGGCCGAGGAGACTGACGGCGGCGAGTTGGATGCCGTTGCCGAAGCCCTGAAAAAGGTGGTCAGTAATGACGACTAATTGGGTATTTTCGGACAAACAGGCCGCCTCGATCATGAACGCTCAAGCCCGGATCAATCTGTGGGAAGGCGCAGTAAGATCAGGAAAGACCATTGCCTCTATTATCCGCTGGCTGCTCTATATCAAAGATGGGCCGCCTGGCGCTCTCGCCATGATTGGTAAAACGGAGCGCACACTTAAACGGAACATCTTGGACGAAGTGGAGCGCATCGCTGGCAGAAAGCATTTTAAATATAACCGGGGTACTGGTGAAGCAAAGATATTCGGCCGCACGGTTCATATCATAGGCGCTAACGACGAACGGGCCGAGTCGAAAATACGCGGGATGACGCTGGCCGGCTCTTATGGTGATGAGATCACGTTATGGCCTGAAAGTTTCTTCCGCCAATTAATGCTCCGCCACTCAATCACCGGCAGCAAGTTTTTCGGAACCACGAACCCCGATTCGCCTTATCATTGGCTGAAAAGCGAATATATTGATAAAGCCCATGAGCTTGATATGCGAGTTTTCCATTTTGAGTTAACGGACAATCTGGCGTTAGACCCTTCCTATATAGAATCGCTTAAGAAAGAGTATACAGGCTTATGGTATAAGCGGTTTATTCTTGGCCTATGGGTGATGGCCGAGGGTGTTATTTACGACATGTGGGATGAAGATAAGCATTTATTCACCAAAGCGCCTGAAAAGATTGATGAATATCAGGTATGGTGCGACTACGGGACTCATAACCCCTGCGTCTTCCTGCTGGTTGCCAGAGAGCAGGGCTCGCGCTACTGGGTATTAAAGGAGTATTATTACAATTCCCGCGAGACTGGCCGGCAGAAGACAGACAGACAGTACTGTGAGGACTTACTGGCTTTCGTCGGTGATAAACCGATCAGCCGAGTAATCATAGACCCATCGGCGGCAAGTTTTATAACCGAGTTGCAGCAAAGCACCCGACTCCCTGTTGTCAAAGCTAAGAATGATGTGCTGGACGGCATCCGGGAGACGGCCAAGGCGCTCGAGAATGGCCGATTGTTGATACAAGAATCATGCCGAAATGTCCGGCGTGAGTTTGCCTCTTATGTATGGGACGAGAAAAGCCAAAAAAGCGGCGAAGATAAGCCGCTGAAGGTAAACGACCATGCGATGGATGCCATTAGGTATGGCATCATGACCCAGGGAAGCGGCGGAATCCGCGTGATCGAATGGGAGGACGAGGAGGATGAGTGATAAATTGACTAAGCGCCAAGTACGCGAACTACTCTTAAAGGCCTTAAATTGGCTTGATGACGCTAAAGAATATGAAGTCAGATTATCGCAAGGTTTAACAGAAGAGCCATCGGAGGATGGTATCTGGCAATCAATGAGGCCAACAGGTGAAAAAGTACTATATTTTCGTTTTTGGAATCGCTGAAAACCCTTGATTTTACTGGGTTTTCAGCGATTCGATTATAAGGTTACAAAACCCGGCTTTTGTAACGTTCAAAGGAGGTGAGCTAATGGGGCTGATGTCCAAGATGGCCGCTTTATTCCGCCGGGGCCAAAAGTCGCCGCTCGATGTACCGGCCTATCTCGACGGCAAGCCTTACTCTTATCAAGACCCGACAGACCCGGCCATGATGCTAAGAATTAGCTGGGTTTATGCTTGCGTTCGCATTATCGCCCAATCAGTGAAGCGGACACCGCTCCGAGTCTACCAAGGCAAAACGGACAATGAAATGGAATCGGGCCCGCTGCCACAAATCTTGAAACGGCCGAATCAGTTCATGAGCGGCAAGCAACTGTTAGAAGGTACGGCAACGTGGCTTGAGCTTCACGGAAACGCCTTCTGGTATTTGTCCGAAATAGACGGGCGGGGCCAACCTAAAGAGATTTGGTTATTGGATAGCCGCCACGTCCAAGTGGTTCCAGACGTGAAAGAGTTCATAACCGGCTATGTCTACGACGTGAACGGTAAGCTGATTCCCTTGGAACGGCGCGAGGTTATCCACTTCAAAACGTTCAATCCCTTTAATCCGTTTTATGGCCTGGGTACGCTTCAAGCGATGGCCGGGCTATTGGAGCTTGAAGACTTGCGGAATACTTACGATAAAACATTTTTTGAGAATGGGGCCATTATTAAAGGGGTGTTGAAAACTCCCAACACCTTGTCAGATGCAGCCTTTAAGCGGATCACAAGAGATTGGCGGCGAACCTACGGCGGAGCCAAGAACGCTAATAAAATTGCCATTATGGAGGAAGGGTTGGAGTTTCAGCCTATCACCCTTTCACAAGCCGACATGGAATTCCTCTCAATGGCTAAATTTAACCGAGATCGAATCCTGGCAGCTTTTGGCGTACCGCCGGCCAAGCTCGGGATCATGGAGAACGCCAACTATAGCAATAGTGAGGAGCAAGACCGAACTTTTTGGTCTGAAACCATGGCCCCAAAATTGGCCGACATCGAGGAACGACTAAACAATGAACTGGCTCCGAGGTATGGGAATCTCACTATCGCTTTTGATCCGGTAGTGCAAGAGGATGAAAGTCAGCGGGTTCAAGAGGTGGTGGATTTGGCGAATACCGGAATCCTCACGGTCGATGAGTTACGTGAGCGGTTAGGGTATGCGCCACTGAAACAAGATCAACAGCAGCAGGATCAACAGCAGAACAATCAGCAGGCCAATGAGGAAGCAGCGAAAGCGGCCAAGGGAATCCGCGATACTTTCCAGCGCTCCAGGACAGCGTACCTTGCCCGAGTGGTCAAAGAGTTTGAACCTGATCTCGTTAAATTCTTTGAGGAGCAGGAAAACCGGGTGTTAGAAAAGCTCATCATGACCGGAAAAACAGGAAAGCAATACAATTTTATACCTGATGAGCTTTGGGACAGCTATACCGAAGATGAAAAACTGTTAGCGATCCTCTCCGTCCTACACATCACAGTTGCACGCGCCGCTTATGAGAAAGCGGGGGCGTTTTTTGATACTGATTTACGCTTTGATTTAGAGAATCCGGCCAATGCTGAACTTATTAAAACGCTTGGGCAGAAGATCACCCGGATTAATGAGACGACCAGGGAGGCGATAGTGAAGGAAGTCCTGGAAGGAATGCGCCGGGGCTATTCCATTAATCAAATCGCCTACGGGTATCCTGACGAGAACTATAAAGGAATCGCCGGGGTATTTGAGCAGGCCCGAGGTTATCGAGCCCGGACAATTGCCAGATCAGAAAGTGCGGACGCCTATAATGCGGCCAACCTGAAAGCTTATATCGACTTAGGGCAAGAAAAGGTGGAAGTGCTGGACGGAGTCGATTGGGATGAGGATTGCCGAAGGGCTAACGGCCAGATATGGACGATTCAGAAGGCCCAGGCGAATCTAAAAGCTCACCCCAACTGTGTCAGGGCCTTCGCCCCATATATCGACTTGGAGAAAATGTATAGAAAGGAGGGCCCCGAATGGGCGAACAGGCTAAAAAAGAAACTTTTGTAGAAAAACGCTTTAACATGCTGGCTGAATTCCAGGATGTGAAGCAAGCCGATGACGGTTATGTCTACATTGAGGGCTATGCGTCGACTTTCAATGAGGACTTAGACGGCGAAACAGTCGCTAAGGATGCTTTTAGTGAGACGCTGAATGACTATAAATTGAATCCGGTCGTTTTGGCAAATCACACTAACAGCGTTGAGTCTGTGGTTGGCCAGACGGTCGACGCTAAAGTCGATGAAGCCGGTCTCTGGGTTCGCGTTAAGCTCTCGAACTCTCCTGACCCGTTTACTTCGATGGTCAGAGAGAAAGTGAAAGAAGGGACGCTCAGGGCCTTTAGTATTGGGGGCCTGTTTCAATACGATTATCCGATTATCAAGAAAGTCAAATTGTTGGAAATCTCCATTGTGGGCATTCCGGCCAATCCTTACGCGCTCTTTTCGATGGCGAAAGCCTGGAAAGGGCTTGAGATTGAAGAGAGGAAAACCGTTCTGGACACGAATGGCGATCAGGCCGAGGAGCCCGGCCAGAAGGAACTGGGCGAACCGGAGCCCTTTGATGCTATTGGTGATCCGGCCATTGAGGAACAAGTTGATTATAGACAACAGGCTTTTGAGGAATTGACTAAAACCCAATTGGAAATCAACCAAATCTTAGGAGGTTTGTAAAATGGCAGTTGAAAAAAACCAAGTGCAAGAACTGCACGAAATGATTAGTGACATGAAGCAGGAGCTTGATAAATTCCGCGCCGAAAAGCGCGCCGCAGAGATGATGAAAAAGGCAGAGGAGGAAGCAGAGGCTCGGGCTAAACGCTTGGCCGAAGCTGAGGCGAAAGAATCTGAAACGATCAAAGATATTGTCGAGAAGCTGACCGCTGAAAAGCTGGAAAAGATTCGCAGCGAGAAGAAAATTGAATTCCCGGTAGGGCTTCGCGCTGGTAACTTGAGCAAAGCAGATAAGCAATTACTTGACGTTATCAAAGGGACTAAAACTTTGAAGTATGACGGCGCTAAATCGGTAATTACCACGACCGTAGGTGCTGAGTGGAACCCCACCGAATTGGCCAATGAAATCATTCGGGCTAAAGAGGCGCTTGTACGGGTTCGGACTTCCGGTATCCGTGTCATCAACATGCCGAGCAACCCCTTCAAAGTCCCTGTACGCACTGGCCCGGCTGATGTATCGGCTCCGGGTGAAGGTGCGGCAATTGCTGAAAACACCACTGATTTCATCGACAACGTGACGTTGACCGCTTCCAAGCTGGCCGCAAATGTGCCGGTGTCGACCGAGGAAGGCGAAGATGCCATTATCGCGGTTTTGCCTGAAATCCGGGCCGCTATTGCCGAAGGTTTGGCTAAAAACGAGGAAGAATTCTTCCTGAATGGTACAATCAACGGCGGCATGGCTGTTAGCGGTACGGGGATTATCGGCGGCGCTGGTGTGACCAAGGAAGCCGGTTCGGCGAATACTAGCGCCACTGCCGCAACTCAACAAGAGTTTGACACAGCCCTTTCCGATGCCCTGAAAGCAATGGGCGTTTACGGTATTGATCCGGCTGAGTTGCTCTTCTTTGTCGGGATTAACACCTACTATGACTATCTGTACAACAACCCGAACATCCAACAAATCAGCCAATACGGCAGCAACGCTGTACTGGTCAGCGGTGAAGTTGGCCGTTATAAAGGTATGCCGATTCTCGTTACCTCCGGTGTACGCAAAATCGCTGACGGCGGGGAAAACACGACCAGCAGCGAAAGTAACTTAATCGTAAACAAACGTTCTGTCCTGCTCGGTGATCGTCGCACCTTGACGATTAAGTCCCAGGACTATATCGACCAAGACATTACAAAACTGGTTGGTACGCAGCGTATCGCTTATGCTGTACCGGCCGGTTTGAATGCTGGTGTAGCTGTCGTAAAAGTTCATATGGCTTAATAGGAGGGCTTCGGCTCTCCTATTACTTTTTAAGGAGGTTTTGGAATGTGGCTTAAATATCTTGGCCATTCTGGCCCAAATGGTGAGGAGAAAAACGAAGTACGCGAATACAAGGATGAATACGCCGAGTATTTGTTGCACTCATGGCCGAACCATTTTGTAAAAGCAAGTGACGATGAGATTCCACAAAAAGCCAGACAGAACAAAAAGGCAGAGGTTAAGGCTACAAAGTGAGGGGTAGCAAATGACCCTACAAACAAACGCCCTGTTGGATGTTGAAGATGTTTTCGATTATATGAAAAAGGACTTGCCCGTTTCCACTGACCCTAATTACGTTCTGATCGAATCGCTGATCAATCGGGCCAGCGATTTTTGCGAGACTTATATAAACGGCCCAATTATCAATAAATCAGCTACTATCGCGCTTGACGGTGACGGCTCGGACGAACTCGCCTTGCCATATTATCCGATTCAATCCGTTTCCTCCGTCTTGGTGGATGGTGTGGACGCCACGGACAACATTGACTTTTACCCGGAAGGATTTATTTACTACACGACCGGAGATGCATTCCCAAAAGGCCGAAAAAACATTCAAGTAACATTCACTGCGGGCCTGGGAGCAGATAAGAACGCTATTCCGCAAGACATCAAACAGGCCGCATTACTAATTACCCATTATTGGTATAAGCGCGATAGCCTAGACTACTCGCAGACTTACGGAGAATCAGAGGTAATCGTCGGTCAGTGGCGGTTTCCTTCAATAGCGGCCCAGATGCTTGATCGTTATCGGCGGCCTAATATGGCGGTGATCTAAATGGGGATCAGCGTAAAAGTGAGAGTTGATGATGCGGCTTTTAAGGCGGGAGCCGATAAGCTGAATCGAGCGGTTATGCAGTCGGTTAAAAATGTCCTGGCCTATGGGGTGGCCCAGGCGAAGAAGAATGCACCGGTAAAAACCGGTCATTTAAGGCGAAGTATCTTCAACCTTTCGCCAGTTCGGCCAACTGGGACAAGATACGGGAGCGCTGTAGTCTACGCGCGAATTCAAGAGCTTGGCGGGACTATTAAGCCGAAGAATAAGAAGTATCTTCGGTTTGTGGTTGATGACAAGGTGGTGTACGCCCGGAAAGTGAACATCAAAGGTAAACATTATCTGAAACGCTCGGCTGATGAGACGCAGAAACGAGTTCCCGATCTGGTACGGGCCGCTATTAGGAGCGTGACATAATGAGTTTACAGTCTGTTGAGTCTCAAATCATGAACATTTTAAGCACTATTTCCGGCGTTGCAACCTACGATTACGAGCCAAAAGACTTATCGAGTTTGCCGGCCATTACGCTCCAATATTCATCTTTTGAGCAACACCGCTTAAGTTATGGCCGGCGGATGATTGTCTACACCTTTGTTATGCGGCTATATGTTGCGCTTGATGACTCTGACAAAGTGGTGATGGATAAAACAAAGTCTTTAATCCAGCAAGTTTTAGACGCTTTTCATGCCGATGCTGACCTTAACGGCACGGTGATTTTATCCGAGGTGACAAGCGGCGCGCTTGATCTTGATGTAACATCAGTCAAACCGCGCTATATTTCCACGTTCACCTTACAGGTTCAAGAGGAGGTATGATAGATGGCCATTGCAGGTTATGGCGGCAAAGTAATGCAAGGCACAAACGCAGTCGGCGAGGTTGGAAACTGGGAATTGGACATCGGAGCCGCTGATCTTGATGCAACAACTTTTGACTCCGGCGGCTGGGAGGAGTCAATCGCCGGCCTGAAAAACTGGACGGTGAAACTTGATGTGAAATGGAATATGTCGGACGTTGGCCAGAAAGCTCTGCAAGACGCTATCCTGGGCGGCACAACCGTTACCCTTGATCTTTACCCACAAGGAACCGGCACATCGAAATATTCCGGTTCGGTTCTTCTTACTTCATTAAAAGTAACCACACCAGTTGACGATATTGTGCAGGGATCGTTTGAAGGAAAAGGAACCGGCGCGCTGACGTATACGCCGTAGAGGTGATATCAATGGCAATTAGCGGAATGATGGGGGCCGTCTACTGTAAGACTGGCCCTAGTGTTTCTTTTACGGGCGTGGCAATGGACAACCCAAGCGGGGATATGAAGACTTTTATTATCGGCAATAGCTCAGATCGTTATTGGGATACTTCAAAAGCTGTCTTGATTGAAACCAGCGCAGACGGCGGGAATACCTGGACGACGGCCAGCGGCTATGTAATCGAATATCCGGGTGGAAGAGTCCTTTTTAACACACCGCTGGAAAGTGGCACACAGGTTAGGGCTTCGGGCTATGCTTATCCTGTCACCAACATTTGCAATTTCTTCAACTGGGAGTTAGATATCACAGTGGCTGATCAAGACGTCACAACCTTTTGCAGCAACGGCTGGGAGGAATCAATTGCCACACTTAGAGGTTTTAACGGTAAAGCTGATTGGTATTGGGCCGATAGCTCATTTTTAGACCATCTCGAAGATAATGAGATGGTTTTTGTCTTGTATGTGGATACCACTACAAACCGGAGATATGAAGGCTATGGTCTGATCACCAAAGCCGGGCCGAAAGTTCCAGTCGACGGGATCGTGAACGAATCCATAGAGTTTAAAGGCAAAGATAAGGTTTATTACCGGGAGGGCTGATAGATGCAAACCAATGAACAACGCGGGCAATACGTGGTCGAGTTAGACCGGCCTCGCCTTTTTACCTTTACCTTTAACAGCATGGCTGCTCTGGAAGCTGCTACAGGAAAAAAAGTGGTCGAGATCATGGAAACGCTCGATGGTAAAACACCGGGCTTTAATGACATGATCACTTTTACTTGGGCGGCGCTTCTTAAAGATGATGAAAACATCACAATTAAACAGGCCGGGGAGTTGTTGGACTTGGCGGTGGAAATGGGCAAATATAGTGAAGTTGATGAAGCGATCGGGAAAGCCTTATCTATCTTCTTTGAAAAGCTAGGAGTCGTTGGAGAAGATGAAAAAAAGAATTCAACTGGGCCGAAATAAAAACTATCGCCTTCGGGCCGCTAGGCTTAAAGCCGGATGAATTCTGGAATATGACGGCCCATGAGTTTATTGACCTTTATAACGGCAATCTCAGACGACTCGAAGACGAGGAGATTAGACGCTATCAGTTAGTGTCGTTGATACTGGCGGATATGCGCTCTTTGTGGTCGAAGCCAACCAAACCTACGGATATCTTTAACGCTGAGGAGATTCTCAAAGAGCGATATAAGAAACGTGTCAGCCGAGAGGAGCAGGAGCGACTTGTGGAATTAGCCAAAGAAAGGGGGCGGGTGAATGGCTAGCGTCGGTGAGGTTTTTGTTGATATTCGGGCAGATTCAAAAGATCTTTTTTCAGGATTAAGCCAAGCACGGAAAGCGGCTGATCGGTTTGCTAGTGAAACAAGCAAGTCTTTTGCAAAAACAGCTTTGGCTGTGGGCGGGATTGTCGGAGGTTTTGAGGGGCTGAAGAACGTCATCGGGAAAGGTTTTGAGGTAAATATCAAGATGGAGGGCGCCCAAACCTCATTTACCACCCTCCTAAAAAGTGGCGAAAAAGCGAAGGACATGATCCAGCAACTCCAACAAATTGGGGTTAAATCCCCGTTTGACTTTGACAGCCTGTCAAAGTCGGCAAAATTGCTCCTCTCAATGGGCGTTAATGCAAAAAACGTCGTGCCTTACATTAAAAAAATCGGCGATGCTGTGGCGGCTGTGGGTGGTAGCAGTGAGCAAATGGAAAATGTAGCACTGGCAATCGCCCAGATCAGCGCTAAAGGGAAGGTATCGGCCGAGGAAATGAACCAATTAGCGGAAAACGGTATTCCCGCATGGCAAATTCTCTCCGAGAAAATGCACAAAAGCACAGCCGAATTGATGAAAATGGGTTCAGACGGAAAGTTACTTGCTAAGGATGTCCTTCCTCTCCTGATCGACGGCCTCGGCGATAAGTTTGGCGGGGCTATGCAAAAGGCCGCTAATACCTTTTCTGGTCAACTTGAGCAGATGAAAGAGCAGTCGGAACTGGTATTAGGAAAGCTGTTTGAACCTATGTTCAAAGGGCTGGAAACCAATGTGCTGCCGAGAGTTAACCAGGCCTTGCAAACCTTCTCCCAGGGCCTGAAGTCAGGAAACCTAAGCGCTGCAATTGCGAGCCTTTTTCCAAAGAGCATTGCACCGGACATCCACTTGGCCCTTAACTGGTTTGATATGTTTAGAAACGACTTGAAAAGTATGAACTGGAACTATATCGGCGCAGACATCGGCTATGCTCTTAAATCCGCTATTGGAACCGTTCAGGGTATAGGGCAGGCGCTTATTGATAAGATAAGTCAAGAATTTAAATCCATGGACATCAACCAAGCACTTACCAATTTGGGGAGTAAAGTGAAAGATTTTGCCATTGGGTTTACGGGTAGGTTCAGCGAGGAGTTGCAAAATGCCGTCAAAAGCGGGAATGCGGCTCAACTCGGTAAAGCAATAGGTGATCTCTTAGTTAGTGGCCTTAGTTCATTGGGGAAGCAGGCCGAAAAAATCGGTACGGCCATTATAGGGTTTTTTGGCAAACTTGATTGGGTTTCAATCGGTGAAGGCGCTGCTAAAAATGCCGTAGGGTTCGCGCTCGGGTTTGTTGATGGCATCTTGTCCGGTAACTGGATACCGGTTTTGACCCAAAATGCTGGAAAAGTGATCACAATCCTTGCGGGTATCTGGCTTGCTCCTGAAAGATGGAGCATTGCGATTGCTGGCGCGCTGTCCAAGATTCCGTTTGTTGGTAGATTCCTGGCATGGTTCACCCAGAGCGTAAACACGCTAGGAAAACCTGTTAGGGCGTTGATTGATAAAGTTTTTGATGGAGTTTGGACACGGTTTGTCACCTCTTTCAGCGTTCGCGCATCAAAGACAAACCTCGGCGATATCTTATTGAAGCCTTTTTCCACTCTGAAACAAAAGCTGTTGTCCAAGCTGGACGATTTGGCGACTGGCGCAAACGCTAAATTGACTTCCTGGGGCCGGAGCGCCGGGAAGGCGGCCGGAAACGCATGGAACAGTGTAAAATCTGCAATCGCGTCGAAAGTAGATCAGATTTATAGCAAATTAAGCAGTTGGTGGAAGCAGCTAGTCGGACTGAAAAATAAAATCGTAGGCGTTTTTAGGGGAATCCATATCAGCATTCCCAAATTTAAGTTACCGCACGTTAGCGTTTCGCTAGGGACGAAGAAAGTCGGCCCGATCTCGATTCCCTACCCTAAATTCTCCGTGTCGTGGTATGCGAAAGGCGGAATCTTCGATAAGGCCAGTGTTATCGGAGTGGGCGAAGCCGGGCCGGAGGCTGTTGTACCTCTTTCCGGTCAGCGAATGAAGCCATTCGCTCAGGCAATCGCTAAAGAAATGGGTGTCGGAGGAGGCGCCCCGATTATTCACAACCATTTCTATGTTGACGATCAAAATATAGCTCGGAGCGTGATTAACGCCCAAAGGAGGGGGTTATGGCTCCATGGGTGATGAGATTATTAAATGGATCGATGCAGGCGGGACAGAGTATCAATTAACAGGACAACCGGATATTGATGTTTTGTTCGATCGGGAGGGCTTTTTTATGCCTCCCGTTTCGTTTGTTGAGCAGTCGACACCGGTGCAGGGGGATTGCGGGCAAACACCGTTACAGGAAGGGGCCTCAGTCCAGCGCCTGACCATCGAGCCCAGAGAAATCCGAATGAAGCTGATTATTAAAGGAAATGACCCGGCCTCAGTACGGCAGGCAATCCGAAAGTATATCAGCGCCTTTAATCCGCTCCGGGGCCCCGGCAAATTGCAGATTATCACGCCAGACAACAGCGTAAGGGAGCTGGTTTGCTGGTACGAGGACGGAGCGCAAGGGCAGGAAAATAGGGACAACACGGGGCAAACCTTCCAAATGATTGCGCTGGTTCTGAAAGCCTTTGACCCTTACTGGTACAGCACAACCACAACATCAATCACATTAACCCAACAAAGCACGGCCTCTACCTTTTTCCCATTCTTCCCCTTGACTCTTAGTCATTATGGGGTATTCGGGGACTTCACTGTCACTAACGATGGCGAAGCGGTGGCTTATCCAATCTGGACGATCTACGGGCCAGCTTCAAATTTACGAATCGACAATCTGACGACCGGAGAGTTTATTCACCTGCATGATCCGATTAATAATAATGCAACGCTATTAGGCCCGAGCGAGTATTTAATCATCGACACCACCCCGGGCAAATTCAAAGTGGAGAAGAATAACGGCACGCCCCTATGGCAACAAGCTGACCCTGGAAGCTCCATGTTTGGTTTTGCTGTTGGTGACAACAAAATCCGAATCGAGATTGACACACCGACGAGCGAAACAAAAGTCGATCTGACCTATCAGACGCGGTATTTGACCATCTAGGAGGTGAGGTGATGAGTTGCGGCCACTACCAGATATTCATTAGAGACAATTCAACGCTGGAGAAAGTCCAGCAGATCAGCCGTTATCAGCGGTTAGAGATGACCCGGCGGCGGAATGATGTGGGTGGGTGGGTGTTGGAGCTTGATTTAGGATGCGAGGAATTAAAGCACCAATACCAAAATGAACGGTATGGAATCGAGGTATGGAGAAAAGGAAAGCGGTATTTCTCCGGCCCAATCACCCGGATCGGCCGAAGCCTCCAAGGAAACACTCAAACCTTAACTCTAAGTGGTACAGATGAAAACGGTCATCTTTTGAGGGAATTATGCCTGCCTGACCCTTGGCGTTACACCACTCAATTCAACATGGCCTACGACTCCCGAAGCGGGGCCGCTGAGCGGGTGCTAAAGAATTATGTCGATTCGAACATAGGCCCGAACTGCCCGGACGCTTCTCGGCGGGTTCCCAATCTGGTCATTGAGGCATCGCAAGATCGAGGCGAACAGGTTTACTACGTGGCCCGCTTCGATCCGATGAAGAAGGTTTTGGACGATCTCATTTTGCACATCCCCGGTTACAATTACGGGATCACGCAAAATGACTCAAATCAGCTTGAGTTTAAATTAATCCCCTGGACAAACCGTTGGCAAAATGGAACCTCTGGCGGCGTTGAATTTTCCGTGAGGCTGCGAAACCTCATTGCATATGACTATACCTATGAGCGGCCTGACTATACTTTCGTTCTCGTTGGAGGCGGGCGGGATACCAACCAGGGCGATGCGCCGGTATATCGCCAGTTCGCTTATAGCGGGAACGAATACGCCCGTGCTCGCTGGGGGAATTGGGTTCAGTTTGTGGACAAACGCGGAACCACTGATACAAACGAACTAAAACAAGCCGCCTGGGATGCGCTCAAACTAGAAGATGGGAAAGCAGATGCCGAAAAGAACATGATTTCAAAAATCAATTGCACCGCAACCATTACAGAGGTTGACGGCGGCCCACAACTCGGGGTTGATTGGGATTTAGGGGATTATGTCCGAGTGGTGATCCATGAGGGCGAATCGGAGGATGAGTTAATTGAGGTTTTGGATTATATCAATGAGATTACAATCACTTTGACTGATCAGAGCGGCGAAGAAATTTCCGCGACTGTTGGCTCAACAAACTATATCAGCAATAAATGGCCTTTCCCTTATCTGACAGACCGGTTTACTCGAATAGAAGAACGATTGACCAACCTGGAAGGAGGTTATTAGATGGCAACTGAATACTTTCCGTTTGATGAAGGCCAAGGCTCTAACGTGACAGAAACGCAATGGGCCAAGATGGCCCGCTTTTGGCGAATGTCTGGTGTCCTGCCGGACAATATCGACGCCATTTTTGACAGCTTCGTCAGCCGGCCCAGTGATTATAACGACATCCAAGGCGAATTAACGGTAACGGGGAATTCCTCGACGCTCTCTGTTGACGTCAGCCCCGGTAAGGCCTGGATTCACGGGCATTTCTTCTCAAGTGACGCAACAATTAATAAAGTAATCGCTCAGAACACCAACGCCAACGGATACAACAGGATTGACCGTGTCGTGCTCCGGCTTGACTGGACGCAAAACACCATTACAGTCGAGGTATTACAGGGCACGGCAGCGGCCAGCCCTACGCCTCCGGTCTTAACACAGATCGAGGCGAGCAGATGGGAGATTCCGCTTGCTCAGGTGTTAGTCCCGACCACTGCAACCACAGGGGCAAACCTCACAATCACTGATGAGCGTATCCCTTCTCTGCCGCAAGATATGATTGTTGCTTGCAAGCTGTATCAGGCTGCTGATCCAGGACAGATCATAAACAACGCAACCTATACTACAGTTAATTTCGATTCCGCTCACGCTACTTTTCCAGGAATGGCCGACATGACGAACGATCGAATCATTATTCCGATGGATGGAATCTATCTCATCAACTTCAACTATAGAATTAGCGCCTCTTCGGGTATTGGCGCTATTGCCTATTCTGCCGCCGGCGGATCACAGACGATCACCAACAGCGCTATCCTGGCACGAGCAAACAACGTTGAAGCGAGTTTGACGGCAATTAAGAGTTTTTCTAAAGGTGATTTTGTTTGGGCTTCCTACTATCAGTCAACAGGTGGAGCGGTAAATGCCTTTTGGTGGGGGCCTAATTCGCCTTCACTGACTCTCTTTAGATTGGGGGATAAATGGCAATGAGCCTGGATTATCCGTATGACAAAACTTGCTGTAACCTCAAGCTGAATAATGAGTTACTTGCCGCCGGTGTGCCCGTAGAAACCGTTTGGGGGGAGAACTGTAGCAACGGGGTGTGCAGTCGGGTTTATGTTCGAGTTCCTGATAGTGTGACAGCAGATTCACCCGAAAAAGCGACGATGGATCAGGTTGTAGCGGCTCACGATCCGACACCGCCGCCACCTGAGCCGACACCTGACCAACAGCTAAAATCGGACTTGCAAGCGAAGGCATCACCAACAGCAGATGATATTAAAACTATTTTACTCAACTGGTTGGCTAATAAAGGGGTGTAGACGATGAATGAAAATAACGGCGTCGTCATTTCCATAAAGGAGATGTACGATACCCTTCAGGAGGTTTCCCGATCCTTGCAGCGTATTGAGAGTCGATTAGACAAATTAGAGGGAAGGGTTGAGGTGGCCTATCAGGCAGATGAGAGAAGCCGGTTAGCCCTCAACAAAGCTGAAGACGCGCTAGAGTTATCGCAAAAAGTTGAAAATCAAATTGCTTGGTTATGGCGTACGGCAATAGGCGCTTTGATTGTTGGAGCAATCGAGGCGCTTTTTTATATATCCCATTTCTAATTGGAGGATGATGTTTATGTTTGATGTTCAAATCTTTGGTGTATCTGCTGTCGGGGCTATCGTGGCCGTTTGTGCGCTTTTGAAAGACGTAGGATTTCCTCAAAAATACTCTCCAGTAGTGGCTGTAGTACTCGGGGCGCTTACCGGGGTGTTCTTGATCGATCCGGGGAATTGGCAACAAGGATTGATCGACGGGCTCGCGCTCGGGCTGTCCGCAGTTGGTGTTCATTCAGGCGTGAAGAACGTCCGGGAAGGTATTTCAAACCTGCTGAAAAAGCCTGATTCTATCAATGTTCAATTAACCAAGCCGATCGAAAAAGAACTAGCAAATACGCTTGAAAACAAAATCAAGTCGGCAGAAGCCGCAACCCCGGAGCAGTCAGCCGACCCGCAAGCACAACCGCAACAATGATTAAGAGGGCGTTTGCCCTCTTTTAATTCATAGAAAGGAGCATCAACATGGAGATCAAACAATTATTTATTCCAAAATCTAATACGAAAACCCGCCCAGGCATCAAAATGATTCCGCGTTATATTACCATTCATGAGACCGACAACACCGCAGCCGGAGCCGATGCAGAAGCTCATGCCCGACTGCAATACAACGGGAATGACCGGGAGGCTTCGTGGCATTACACGGTCGACGACCACGAAATATGGCAGTCGATCCCCGATGATGAGGTTGCATGGCATGCAGGTGACGGACGGGGAACCGGAAATATGGAATCCTTGGCGATTGAGATTTGTGTAAACGCTGACGGTGATTTTGAACGAGCAAAAGCCAACGCGATCTGGCTGATCCGGCAACTCATGGACAAGCATGGAATTCCAATTGAACGGGTGGTTCCTCATCAGCATTGGAGCGGAAAGAATTGCCCGCGTCACATTCTCACCTACTGGAACACCTTCATCAATCAAATTAAATCGGAAGGCGCGATCATGCCGGAAATCACATACCATAACGACAATGAATTACCGCTCTCGCTTGGTTCTAAAGGGGAATTGGTGAAACAGGTTCAGCAAAGGCTCGGAATTACGGCCGATGGATATTATGGCCCGAAAACGAAGGCGGCAGTGGAGGCGTACCAGAAACAATATGGATTGAAAGTTGATGGGATCGTCGGACAGGAAACGTGGCATTCTCTTTTCCGACCGACGTATCGAGTAGAAGTAGAGGGAAAAGTCGTTCTCGATACGGTCTATTCCGATAAAATCGCCGAAGCAGTCAAAAAGGCTGTCGACAGTGAAGTTAAAGAAATCAAAATTTACCCTCGGTCTTAAGACCGAGGGCTTGTCATCATTTTGTGTATTATAAGTAATCTTCTTCGTCAATATCTCCTATGTATCCGAAATAATCAGCCAGTACTGCTAATAATTCATCTTTCGCATCGTCTGAAAGTTCACCTTTACATATTTGCAGCTTCTGCTTCAAAACTGGTTGCATCTGAGTTAACCGCACTATAGAGTTTTTTTCAATACTGGTTTCATTTTGAACGAATAATTCGACGTCAATTTCGTCTTTATAATCCCATTTACTTGTTAAAGGAGCAACCGTTACAGTAAAACACGTTGGATCGTTATTGACTAAAGAATTATTTGAGACAATAACGACCCAACGGTTTTTATGAAGCTTGCGGTTTTCTCGATTTGCGGGAAAAGATATTTCTTCATCCCCAATTATCCAAACTGATCCAAATGGGAAGCTTCTCAAATCCGCCAATTCTGCCACCTTAGATAATTGGCTGTTCTGTTTCAACCGCTTTCCTCTCCCTCATGGTGATTATCTATATTCTTCTTCTAGCTCAGCGAAAACTTTATTGACCTGATCCCGTAAGTCCTGAAACTCATGGTATAGCTCTAATCGGTAAAGGGCACGCTCTTCTTTCGTCCCCCTAGTTTTGTCTCTTTGAGCTAACCGTTTCCGGGCTGCGATAAGCCTTTTTTTGGACGGACGATAAACAGGGCTTGTTTTGGTCATATTTAGCCTCCTTCCATATAGGCGGCTGTCGTATTTTTTCTCGAGTTCAAGGATTTCAAGCATCGGCGGGGTTGAATAGGAGAAATCAGCTATTTCTGTAGCTGTGAGATTGCTCAACTTACTGATTAAAACGTCTGCAATAAAGCGTTCTTGGCCTGTTAGTTCATCATATGCTTCATATTCAGATTGAGTGTTAAGCGTATATTCATAAGTAACCGAATCCATGTAATACCCATTCACTACATTTACTATGCCCTCAGTTGTCAATTCTGAAACAGTGTCCACAACTTTCTGATCAAATGGGCCATAATTGTATCTGATAAATTGCGTTTCAGTAAAATGTTTGCCGTATTTATTGCGATAATAATATTCAAACAGGTATACGAATTTTACAAGGGAAGTTCGACTCATTCCTACAGGAGCATTTTTAAGAAAGTACACCAGTAATTTTTTGAGATTGTTATCCAATCAGAACACCCCTATGAGCGATTCATTTTCCGCATCCCTAACTCCATTATAGACCATATCTATAAGAATTGAAGTCTTGAATTAACTGAAATACAGGAAAACAGCTTTATTTAGATCATCTTTATAAGTGCTTTGAGTTAACGGGCCTTTTGGCCTCTTGCCTAAATTGAAACGGCTTTATATGATACTTTTGGGAGGGGTTGCGTATGGATAGATCAGAAAGAGTCCGAAGGCTGGCCGATATCGAGGAACATAAATTGAGAAAGGTGATAGCAACAGACCCGCACCCAGTCTATACTGACATGGATGATTACTGTGATGTTTGCTGTCTCCGTTTAAATCGAATACATATTCGGATCGTTGAAGACACACAAAACATGGACGACAATGGGATCAAGGCGTGTTTAGATTGTATTAAAAAACACGATCTTAAAGTACTGGATAACAAAAAAGCGCTTGAGTATGAAGCCATGACAGAAGCGAAACTCAGGATCAAAAAAGGTACGCAAATTAATTTCTGAAAAGGGAAGGAATTTTAAAAATAACGTCTAAAAAAGATGTCAAGATAGGAGGTGAAAATGATGAAACGTTTTCTCATCGGAGAACCCCCGGCTGGAAAAACCGGAGGAGAGCCGCCGCAATGCTAAAAGTTTTTATTTCTAATTGTTATAGGCCCCGATCTTGGGGCCGTTTTTATTTAGCTAAGGAAATGACAGCCGTTGACCCTGTATCGGCCCAACCATACCCGCTTTGTCCATAGAATGTATAATCTTTTGCGGCGCCGCGAATGTCGTAAACCAGCGTAATTTGTTTTTCGCCTGTCGGAGGAATTTCATTCAAAAAGCTGCTTTCGTCGTTTCCATCCACTACGTATAAAATCGCATCCGTATCCGGCTCGAATGAGCGATTTTGTTTATCTTTCAGTACAGTCATGCTGGAATCAATGACCCTTGACTCTTTGTCATTATTCCTTACTGATACTTTCAGGATAGCGAAGTTGCCGGCGCTTGGCTTCTTTGATCCCATTATGTTTTTAAGCTGGTCTTTCTCCTCAACAGAATCTACCCGATATTCCAGCTTCCCGGCTTTGACCCAATCTCCGATCTTGGCCACTTTAGGTTTTTCATCCGGTTTCTTAGTCGAGGCAGGTGATGATACTGCCGGTTTGTCGGCTACTGGTTGATTGTTAGACGTATCTTCTCCTCCGAAAGCAAGACCGAAAATGACGAAGAGGGCAAAAACACCTAATCCCCACCAAGCCCATTTTCTCTGAACGCTTTTGAAGTGATCGACACTTTTCCATGATTTCGCTTTCCAAGCCCATTCACTTCCCTTAGCACCTAATATGATATTCATGATAATGCCGAATATTGGGATAAGTGCGAGCAAACCAATCCAGACTCTGTTACCTATCGCCCATATCGGCCCGAGAAAAAAGGCACCCCAGTTCCATTTTTTCACTTCAGAATGGTTTGTAACGTTCTGATCCATGTTCAAATCCTCCTTATTTGTTTCCAATAGTCATAATGGCTTCATGTTCGATCTGTGCGTTTATGTCTTCGATGCGGTAATAAAGCAGAAAGGCATCTATAAGAGTCCAAATCCCAAAAAGGCCAAGAGTTAACAGCATCAAAATGCCTTGAATAACATCTCCAACATAAAAGCGATGGGCGCCGAAGTTGCCCAAGAAAAACCAGAGCAGATAAGCTGTAGATTTCTTTTTCCCTTTTCGCTCCAACTCAGAGTTAACAAACAACAGCTGTTCTGTGTTTAAATCTTTTCGCAATCGCGAATTTTGCATCGACAAATC